CCCAGAGCAGTTGACCAACTTGCGTAAAATTGGTCAATTGGAAGGGTATATTAAATCTTCTCCAAACATCGCTAATATTCCATCACCTTTTGAATCTACTAATGAGCAGGCCCAGCGTGTTCTAGGCACAGGTATTCCGGGTCTTACTGGCATTGGTAAATCCATCATGGAAGACCGTGTTGGTGTAGCCTGGAGCACAGCGTACTTACTAATTCGTTTTATAGGCCGCCAGGAATATAGTATTTTGGATCGAGTAATGCAACGTGCGGTTGAAGATGCTGACTTTGCTAAAGCGCTCGTTCAACAAGCTAAAGATAAGTCTCCTGAAAATTTAGCTAAGCGCTTACAAAAGCAGTTTGGTAAATCAGGTGTATATATACCTGAGGTTATCTACAATGCTCCCCGTCGTGCGTTTATGACTGACGTTGCACAAGAAATACAACAAGAGCCAGAGCAAACTGTTCCTGTACAAGTTGCACCGCAGCAATCACAAATGCCTGCAGCGCCTCCAACAAGAGCTCCAGGTCAAGCTAAGCAGCAGATGCAAAACTTTAATCAACGTTACCCAGCACCTCCAACTAAGGGTGTTGGTAACATTGGTCCGGCTTTCCCAACAACTCCACCTAAGCCCGGGCCAAATGCTGCTACTATGTATCAATCCTTGTTCCCAAGAGATACTTTGGGCCAGGCCATCGAACTTAACAAAACACAGCAATGACAAAAGAAGCTAAATATCCCGTCTACGATCGACTAGTAGACGGGAATCATTTTGAGTGGATCACACACCAGGCGCAGCTAGTGCGTGAGCAGCGGCAAAGAGATCGTATCGTGCCAACCAAGCCTGCTTATACTGCTCCCACTCACGGCCAACCGAAACGAATTCTTGTACCTGCCCATCCTGCGCCGCCATCAAAATAACACCTTGCTGTATATCACTGCCATATACCATGTCATGCGCTAGAGCATAGGCAGCAAGCTGGTGAAAGTAGTCTTCAATCCAAGCCCGTTGTTTCATCTTATTGGTTTGTTTAAAGTCCACAATCGAGGGTTTACCCCTATATACCGCAGCTAAATCGGTGCTGCCTGCATATTTTCCTGGGTAGTAAACACTAACTTCGCACCCCCAAACTTCATCTAGGTTTGGAAAATACTTCTCTGCTAATGCCATCGCCATACGATAGCCACGGACCGCTAACCAGGATGTGGGAACCTCAAGTGGACGATGCTTAATAAAGCGCTCAAGGCAGCCGTGCATGTGTGTACCAACCAAGGCAGCTTCATTCTTAATTCTGTCCGCTTCTTCCTGTCCAACATTCTTGACCCAAGCATCAAGGTGCGATTTATCTTTAGTACGGTCTAAGATCGTCGTAACGGACGGCAGGGGCGTTCCTTCTGGTGTGACATACCTTCGCCCTTCCGGACTGTCTAACCGTGTCAGGGAGTGGTATTTGTACCGTTTAAATGTATTGATTAAGTAAGCCATGCTTTTAATTCTTCCCCCATTACTTCATTTGCAATATTGATCTTGCGAACGAGTGCTTCAACAATCTTTTCGTCCACTGTTTTTGGTGCTACTAAATCGATGTAAGTCATTGGCCTGGTTTGGCCATAACGATCGATTCGAGCTTCTGACTGCAGCCTTACTTCCAGGTCATAACCATTGGAATAGTAAATCATAGTATTTGCTTCAGTAAGGGTTAACCCGTAGCCACCCGTGCGGGGCTGCCCTACAAAGAACCGTAGCTCGCTGTTGGGATCTTGAAAACGATTCACAATATCTTCCCGTTCGTCTGACGTAGTATCCCCAAAGAAAGTGGCTGTAGAGTTCATGCCATACGCCTTTTGAAGAGCAAGCTTAATAGCCTCAATGTCATGGCGAAAGTGAGCCCAAATAATAATCTTGCCATCGGTCTCTTCAATTGCCGCCATCATCTCATCTAATCTGTTGTTTTTTAGCTGCACAATCTCACCGGAATCTAAGGTGATATGCCCACAAACAATTTGCTGCAACCGCATAATTTGTGTCAAAGCATTAACGGTGGACGTGATGCCTTTATCAAAAGTAGCCAAGGCCATAAGCGTCATTTGCTTATAGGCTTTAGCCTGCTCGTCGGTAAGCTCTACTTCACGTCTTACAAAGGTCTTAGGTGGCAAATCAAAGCACTCTTCTTTTCGTATCCTAAAAGAAAACTTTTGTAGCTTTTCTTGCAACTCATCAATCCGCCTGTAGCCCACAATCTGTTTAAAGCTATGGCTTGCCAGGTTCCGTTCCACAGTAATTGCGTAGCGAGATTGAAAAGCGTAATAGCTCGCAAACCCAAGACAGTCATAGCCCAGGAAGGCGCACTGCTGATACAAATCCAAAGGAGATTTGGTAACCGGGGAACCTGTAGCAATACGTTTAACCTTGGCCAACTGACCAACTTTCAAAATGTTTTTACTACGTTTGGCAGTAGGTGACTTGATAGTAGTGGACTCATCAATTGCCATAAAAGCGTTGTGAGCCAATAAAAATCGATTACAAAACTTAGCCCCTTTCTCTGTAGAAAAAGCTTCAATATTCATAATGAGTATTTTTAAATCCTCAGTGATGTCGAACATCGAATCAAGGGCCACCTGCTCAGCCTTACGTGGTGAGGGGTTCCAGACTGCCTGGCGATATACAACATGCTCAGGCATGTGCTTAGGAATCTCAACTCCTGCCCAGTTACGATAGACACCTTTAGGTGCTACGATCACTGCAGCATTGATTTTGCCTTGGTCATATAACATGGAAATGTTATTAATAAGCATGAAGCTTTTACCTGTACCCATGTCGGCAAATAAAGCAGCTTTGTCCTTATTCCAAAAGCGTTCTAGGTAGATGCGCTGATGCAGAAAAGGCTTATTCTTAAACGGATAGTCTAATAGATATTGATCACTCATAAAACATTCTTCTTTCTCGGGGTGTTGCACGTAATGTAAAACTAGTGTATTATTATACCTGTGAGTTAAGAAATAAGAAAGGTTTTTATGTCAGTAGTATATGTAGTACAAGAGACGCAAAACGACATCACTTCAGCGATGGACTTTGGCACAGTTGAAATATTATTGCCTCCAGGTCAAGTAGCGTTTTCCCCAGTTCCCAGTGTACGCAGAATTCAGCGTAAACTATGCAAGTATACCGATGAGGATTATTTACTTCTCATTGGAGACCCTGCAGCAATTGGTATCGCCTGTGCCGTTGCTGCTTCTTACAATCACGGGCGCTTTAAGATGTTGAAGTGGAGTCGAAAAGAAAATAGGTATTATCCTGTTTCTGTTGACCTACTTGAGAAAGGAGAATTAGATGAGTTTATCTGAGATGTTTGAACAGGATGCTGGAGCCTTAACAATCCAGGACGATCAGTTAGCGGGCATTGCTGGCTTAGCTAAGCGTGCAAAAGTTCTTGAAAAAGAAATTGAGGAATTAGAAAGCGTTCTTAAGGAGCGTAAGGATTCCATGCGTAAACTGTTGGAAGAAACTATTCCTTCAGCTTTGCAAGAACTAGGCATGAAGTCATTTAAGATGTCTGACGGATCACAGATCGATGTCAAGCCATTCTATGGCGCATCAATCCCTGAGCCCCGTCGCTCTGAGGCCTATGAGTGGCTTCGTGAGCATGGCTATGATGACATCATCAAGAATACAGTGGCCGTACGATTTGGTCGTGGTGAAGACGAATTGTGCGAATCACTAATCAATCTTCTTCGTGAGCAAAGCTATCCAGCTGAGCAATCGGAAAAGATCGAACCACAAACTCTCAAGGCTTGGGTTCGAGAAATGACGGAACAAGGTAACGAGTTCCCGACAGAACTTTTTGGCGCATACATTGGTCAAAAAGCGACAATTAAATCAGCATAAAGGAAATAGAACCATGGCAACGAAAGACTTAGCAGTAAAACAAACCGGTACAGCAATCGCATTGGCCAGCACGTTTGAGGAAGATGCTTCTTCAGGCTTTACTGGTATGACTCAGGAAGACTTTGCATTACCTTTCTTGAAGTTATTGACCAGCACATCCCCAGAAATTGGTGAGATGGACGGCGCAATGCCAGGGATGGTTTTGAACAGCGTGACCGACGAGTTATATGATGGTAAGAAAGGTATCTTGGTTGTGCCTTCAGCTTACGTTCGTCAATATATTGAGTGGACACCACGTGGTTCAGGCAGCGGTGCTCCTGCACAAATCTATCCAGCTACCAGTGACATCCTTAGCCGTACTCATCGTGAGCAAGGTGATAACAAGGATTACTTGGATAATGGCAATTACATCGAGAACACGGCAAACCATTACGTAATGGTTTTAAGTGATGATGGCATTCCTAATCCAGCATTGATTGTGATGAAGTCTACACAGCTTAAAAAGAGCCGTAAGTGGAATTCCATGATGATGAGCACAAAGTTAATGGGAAAAAATGGTCCATACACTCCTCCAATGTATAGCCAAATCTATCGCTTGACTACTCAAGCCGAGTCTAACGACAAAGGTAAGTGGTATGGTTGGGAAGTAGAGCGTGTAGGTTCATTGGAAGATATGAATGTATATGCCGCTGCAAAAGAGTTTGCAACCTCAATTGGCGCTGGCGAAATTAAAGTCAAGCACCAGGATGAAGTAGCTGCAGAAAGCAATTCAGTACCATTCTAAGTTTTACGGGGCAAAAGCGGATTCTACGTTTGGCCAAAAACTCACCCTTACCGGGGTAAGATAGTGTAGCGAGTAGCCCCACCTTTACAACCAAGAAAGAAGAACGATGGTAGACATCGCAAGATTTAAAAAGATATTTGAAGGGCTAGATATAGCATATGGCACATACAGGATGGAAAAATCAAGAGGAGACGGGAAGCAGGCTGGGAAGGCTGTGGTTGTTCGCCACCCACCCACTGATAACCTTTGGTCTGACCATCTTAATGGTGTTGAACCTAGTCTTGGGATTATTCCTATTAGGGCTGATAACACTTGCATATGGGGTTGCATTGATATTGATCAGTATCCCTTGGATCATACGGGTCTGGTTAAAAAAATTGCGGAGTTAAAACTTCCGCTTGTAGTTTGCCGTAGCAAATCCGGTGGTGCACATTGCTTCTTGTTTACTAAGGAGCCTATCCCTGCACGTGATATGCAAAAGTATTTAAAGGCTTGCGCTGCCCTGTTGGGCGAGGCAGGCCGTGAGATTTTTCCAAAACAATCTGAGATTCTGGTGGACCGTGGAGACACTGGTAATTTCTTGAACCTCCCTTATTTTTGCGGGGACCAAGGAACACGATATGCTATTCAAACGGATGGATCTGCTGCGACTCTGGAAGAGTTCTACGGACTATATGAAGCCAACGTCCAAAGTGCTCCTCTTGATTTCCCTGAAGCACCAAAAGAAGCGGAAAGCCCAATCAAAGACGGTCCGCCTTGTCTTCAAGCGTTGTGCAATCAAGGTTTTCCGGAAGGCACACGCAACAATGGCTTATTTGCAATTGGGGTATATCTTAAGAAAGCTTATCCGATAGGCTGGGAAGATAAGCTCATGGAATACAACATTAAATATATGACCCCACCACTAGGGATGAAAGAACTTGAACTCATTACAAAACAGTCTGGTAAAAAAGATTACCGATACAAGTGCAAGGATGCGCCTCTTAATTCCTTCTGCAACTCAGGACTGTGCAGAACACGCAAGCATGGTATTGGCGGTGACGGCCCTGACGCTCCCGCACTCAGTTCGCTTTCAAAATATGCTTCTGAGCCTCCGCTGTGGTTTCTTGACATCAACGGAAGTCGAATTGAACTTGATACAGACAGCCTCTTTGTACAAACGGCGTTTCAAAAAGCATGTGTAGAAAAGATTAACCTTCTGCCTCCTACCTTGCGTAAGCAAGACTGGGAGCAGCTGCTTAACTCTTTATTAAAAGAGATGGTAGAGACAGAACAGATTACTGAAGCTTCTGAAGACACTAGCGTTACTGGGCGCTTTATGGATATGCTTGAAGAGTTTTGCACACATATGCAGCAAGCGCTCGATCGAGATGAAATGTTGTTAGGCCGTCCATGGATTAATGATGAAGAGGCTAAGACTTACTTCAGGATGAAAGACTTGGAGAATCACCTTAAGCGTAATAACTTTGTTGGACTCTCTGCTCCTAAGATTGCTCAGCGCTTACGGGATATTGGTGGGGAGCCTGTGCCTATGTTTTTAAAAGGAAGGACAGCACGTTGCTGGCGTATTCCTAATTTTCAAAAACAGGCTGCTCCATTTGCTACCCCTGAGATGAGAGAAGGCTCGCCATTTTGAGTCATATCAATAAAATCTTTGGGCCGCCAGGTAGTGGTAAGACTACATACCTTCTCAACATTGTTGAGAAGGAGCTACTTGATGGCGTTTCCCCTGTGTTGATTGGATACTTTTCTTTTACAAGGAAAGCTTCTCATGAAGCACGAGATAGGGCTATTGAGAAGTTTCCCCAGCTAAAAGAAGCTACTGACTTTCCGTGGTTTCGCACACTGCATAGCTTGGCATTCCGTTGCTTAAATATTTCTACTAACGAGGTGATGAAGGCTGAGAACTATAAAGAGTTCGGGATTGAGGCTGGGATTGATTTAAACATTGAGCACGGCGAAGAAGATTTTATGGTTAAGGCCGACAACCCTATTTTGTCCGAGATTAACATTGCACGGATCAAGGGCCAGGATTTAAAGTCTTACTACAATAGTAGTAGCCTAGATATCGAGTGGTATCACTTTGAGTATGTAGAACGTGCCTATCGTCATTACAAAGCATCCCGTGGTTTGATTGACTTTACAGATATGCTAGAGCGCCTAGTATATGAGCCTAACAAGCTACCTTTGCTTGAGGCCGTTATCATAGATGAAGCTCAGGATTTGAGCCGGTTGCAGTGGAATCTAGTAGAGATACTGGCTAGTAAAGCCAAAAGGGTCTATATCGCAGGAGATGATGATCAGGCCGTGTTTACATGGGCTGGGGCTGATGTAGATGCTTTCCTTAACTTCGAGGGCACTGTGACTGTTCTAGAGCAGTCCTGGCGTGTCCCTTCTAAAGTCCATGAGGTAGCGGAAGAGATTGTCCACCGAATTAAGAATCGTCAACCTAAGGAATGGAAGCCCCGGAACTTTGAAGGCGCTGTGCAGACCTATCAACGCTTTGAGGATGTAGACCTTACTGAAGGCGAGTGGTTAGTGTTAGCCCCCACTAACTATCTATTAAACGAAGTCCACGCTCATCTACGTTCCCAGGGTATTATTTACGAGCGCCATGGCCAACGGTCTATACCAGAGTATATACTCGATGCCGTTATTGCTTGGGAAACCCTGCGTAAGGGTTTACCCGTAGATACAATGTATATACAAAACATCTACAAATACTTGGGCTCAAATGCAGTCAAGCGGGGCTTTCGCAAGCTCCCAGGAATCGAGCCCAATCAGTTGTATACCATGGACGATTTGACAGAGAAGTTTGGGCTACAAAGTAGCGCAATATGGCATGAGGCCTTGACCAAGATTGCTGAAGATAAGCGTGACTACATTATCGCCGCACTGCGGCGTGGTAAAAAACTACGGGGCGCTACCCCAGTAAAACTATCCACGATCCACGGAGCAAAGGGTGGCGAGTCGGATCATGTCATGTTGCTCACGGATCTTTCTAGCCGATTCTCCGCAGAATATGCGGTGAATCCAGATGCGGTGCACCGATTATTTTATGTCGGTGTCACCCGAGCGAAAAAAAGTTTGCATATAATCATGCCCAAGAAAGTTGAGAAAGGATTCCGGCTGTGAATTTTGAAGAGAAAATTGTAGACCTGTTAAAAGAAATAAAAGTGTTATGGAAGTTAGAACAAGAGATTCGTGAACAAACCATCAACAATGATGTAGTCGAACGATTACTTAAAAAACTGGACCTATTAAGAAAAGGCAGTGACTGATATGGCAACAATGCCCTTATTCCCTGTTCAGGTGGAGTGGATTCCACCTGATCGTTTTCCTAACTTAACTGATGCAAAGGAGATAGCAATTGACTTGGAAACTTGTGATCCCAACATGGAGTCTTATGGACCTGGTTGGCCCAGGACTGACGGATACATTGTTGGCTATGCTGTTGCTGTGGACGGGTGGGCTGGTTATTATCCTGTTGCTCACGCTGGTGGTGGGAATCTTGATAGACGCATGGTTGAAAAATGGATAAAGGATGTCTTAGCCACACCAGCAGATAAGATCATGCACAACGCCGCCTACGACGTAGGCTGGCTTAAGGCTACAGGCTATACAATCAATGGTCGTATCATCGATACCATGTTGGCTGCTCCGCTGCTAGATGAGAATCGTTTCTCATTCTCACTGAACTCCCTGGGATTTGATTACTTGCAGGAAATTAAATCCGAGGTAGGTTTAAAGCAGGCTGCATCTGACTTTGGTGTGCACCCTAAGAAAGAGTTGTGGAAACTCCCGGCAATGTATGTTGGTGACTATGCTGAACAAGATGCTATGCTGACCTTAAAGCTTTACCAGCACTTCAAGCCCTTGATACGTAAGGAAGAATTAGAGTCTATCTTTAATTTAGAGACTGACCTTTTGCCGGTGCTCATTGACTTGACTTTCCAGGGCATTCGCTTTGACCGAGAAAAGTGTGTGCAGTTAATAGATCAATTTAAAAAACGTGAAAAAGAATTACATAAAGAACTTAAACGTATTGTTGGTAAGGACGTAGAAATCTGGGCCGCTGATTCAATTGCCAAGGCCTTTGATACATTAAATATTCCTTATCACAAGACTAGTGCAGGCGCTCCAAGCTTTACTAAAGGGTTCTTGGATAACGTAGAACACCCTGTAGCTAAGATGATTGTTGAGGCTCGTGAAGTTAATAAGACTCATGGGACCTTTTTGGAACCTTACTTAGGTTACTCAGAAAAAGATGGGCGGATTCACCCGCACGTCAACCAGTTACGCTCCGATGATGGTGGTACGGTTACTGGGCGGCTATCTATGGCTAACCCCAACTTGCAGCAGGTCCCCGCCCGTCACGAAGTAATCGGACCTCTCGTTCGGAGCCTTTTCTTACCTGAGGAAGGGCAGTTGTGGGCAGCAAATGACTTCTCGCAGCAAGAACCACGGATCATGGTCCACTACGCTTCCCTGCTTAACTTACCAGGAGCTGAAGAAGCAGCTGAAGGATATAAGAATGATGACAGTACTGACTTCCATCAAATGGTGGCGGACATGGCAGGCGTGTCCCGTAAGGAGGCCAAGACTATTGGCTTAGGTCTTATGTATGGCATGGGCAAGTCCAAAATGGCAGGAAGCCTTGGCCTGGAGATGGAAGAAGCAGATGCGTTGATTCGTAAGTTTCACCTTAACGTCCCATTCCTAAAAGGCACTGTGAATGCAGTGATGAAGCGTATTGATCACCAGGCGGCCAATGGTACGATTCGTACCCTGCTTGGACGTAAGTGCCGTTTCCCTTTGTGGGAGCCAATGGAGTGGGGAGTCAATAAGGCATTGCCCTATGATGAGGCAATCATTAAGTATGGCCAAAGAATCAAGCGTGCCTATACTTACAAAGGTTTAAACAAGTTGATACAAGGCTCTGCAGCTGATCAAACCAAAGCAAGCATGGTGGCGTTGCACAAGGCAGGCTACCGAGTTTTGCTGCAAGTGCACGATGAGGTAGCGCTTTCTATGAAGGATAAGAAAGAGGCAGAAGAGGCAGCGCAAATTATGATTGACGCTGTACGCCTTGAAGTACCAAGTCGTGTGGACGTAGAAATTGGGCCCTCCTGGGGAGAAGCAAAGTGATTATTGGGTGTGAGCGTCATGAAGAAGCCCTGGCTTGGGCACGTTCTCGGATGAACCTGGAAGGCCCATGTGGTCGATGTCTCACGTTTTCTAAAGTAAATGATGCAGGGGAATTTACCGCTGTGTTTGTTTTCTCTGACGTTAATGTGTATAGCGCCTGTATACACTACGCTGCTGTTCCTGGTAGATATGGTTTTAGTAAAGAATTTATTTCTCGTGCATTCTTTTTTGCATTTGGCGAGCTTAACTTAGCACGGCTCACGGGCCCTACTAGAGGCAGTAATACAACAGCATTGCAGATTGCGCCAAAATTTGGTTTTACCCTGGAAGGCAGGATGCGTAAGGCTTTCCCGGATGGTGATGACTGTTATATCTTTGGATATTTGATTGAGGATTATTTACAACATCGATGGTTAAAGTATTACAACCTTGCACAAAGCTAGTTTGTATTATATAATTCGATACACGGAGGAAGTATGAAAGAAAATAAGAAAGAGATAAAGAAGCAAGCCTCGCCGTCCAAGCGCCAAAAGCCTTGGGTGACTATTGCTATTCGTAAACATACTTATGAGAAGTTGTTGGAAATGGCCCAAGTAGAAAGCCGCACCATTGGCGGGGAAATGACTTGGTTAATTGATACTGCATACGAACAGGTGATGTGATGAGTAATAGAAAAGAGATGACTAAGCAAGACATGGACGCTTGGCTCAACATTGTGGATGAGTCCCGAGCTGAAGTCATGGCTATGTTGTTTCAGATTAGTAAGGGTTTTGTTGATGAGAAGATGATCAACAAACTACAGACAGTGATCCCTATGTGCTTTGATGCCGTAGCAATCCTAGGCCCTGACAGATGGCAAAAGATATTAGATTTGCACACACCGAAAGAGTAGTGTATAATACTTATTTAGAAATCAGAAAGGTAACAAATATGTTAAGTACCAATACGTGGCAGAAAGAAAGCGCTAAATACTACATCACTACAGTTACTGTAGGTGATAGCGAGCTGGAGGTTTACGGCGAAGTAGTAGATGCTGAGGATGACATTGGCTATACCGGCGACGTTGAGCTTTACGACGTTCGGATTGCTGCTCCTGATGGCACAAGCACCAGCATTTGGGAAATGGTTTGCTGTTATCCTGAGCTAATCAAAGATATAACCGATAAAGTTTGCGAGGTGTCACTATGACTGAAGAAGATAAATCTTTACTTAAACAGATGATCCATGCAGGGCGTTTTAATACCCATATCTATGACTTGTTGTGTGAGTACAATGCAGCTAAAACTAAAGAGATGATTAAAGAAATGGGCACAAAGTGGTGTTGTCATCCAGCCAATGCAACTAAGCGATTAGATACCCCGTTGCCTATCCTGGCGGATCGAGTTGCTTCTAAAATTTTAAGGAAAAAATAATGGAAATCTTTTTAGATGGTTTGATGTTTTGGTTGGCAGCGGCAGTGATATATTGTTTTTACCAGGCAGGCCAAGAGGTTTATAAAGACTTGCGTACTAAGTATATTTTGTGGGCGTGGAAGAGACGTAGATGAAAATTTCAGAAGAGTATCCGGAGTTACTAAAGGCAGATGGCTTTGATAAAGCCATTGTTGGCGTAGTGCATAGGCTAGACATTACAGCTATTTGTTACGACAAGGATAAGGTAATCAAGATACTCATGAAAGACATGTCTTATGAGGATGCTATAGAGTATTTTGAATACAACGTGGCTGGCGCTTTTGTAGGAAGGCACACGCCATTCTTTTTGGAAAAAGGGAAACTATGAGCGAGAACAACATTCCACATATCGTGGACCAAGGCGCTTCCGTGCCCCATGAAAACAAAGCAGAGCCGAAGAAGTGGTACGCAAAGTGGTACGTTTTGGCACTGGCACTTTGGTTATTGTTTTGGGGAGTGGTAGTCAATGCCCAGCAAGTACCCCAGGTGGCTGTAGTCCCAAGTAGTAATAATGCCTATGCCGCTGGCTTTAGTGGTAATCGTGATATTGCCCCTGCTTTTCCTACGCAGCTGCCCGTAATAGAACGTGGCTATGCTTTTGATTTGTATGACCGCAGTAACCCTAATGTATTAGTCGGACCCATGCCGGGTGTGGGCGCTTTACTTGCACCGGTGACCCCTTACCTAAATCAGTCTTTTTATAGGAGAAATGAAAAATGAATGTGCCCCATACACACGCAGAGATTATTAAAGCTTGGGCCGATGGCTACGAAGTAGAAGCTTATAACCCGGAGCGAGATACCTGGATCACGGTCCAAGAACCTAGCTGGCTTGTAGACGTTGAATATCGTATCAAGCCGGGAGTAATAGCTAAATTTTTTGTACCTAAAATAGCCAGTTACGATGTACGTGTTGAAATGGACCCCTTTGATGAGGACTTAGTTGACTTTTGGAATCACTGCGACACCTATAACCTTCGCCTGGTGTTCAAGGATGAAAGATTAATTAAAGCCTTTGTTATTGATGACTGCGACGAGGATGCGCCATGGTAGAACCTATTCCATTTTATGGGTTGTTTAATGATGGTGATCCATTTGAGCCTGAATCCTATCTTCGTGAGCAATTAAAAGTGCAACAACGCTTGATTGATGCCCTTCAGACTCAAACTATCGAGCTGATGGACTCGCTGATCAAGGCCCAAAATCAAATTGATGCGCTTAGCGTGCCAGGGTTTTGGGAGCACAAAGATAGCGCCATGGAGATGAAAAAGAATTCCGATGGGAGCTTTACTTTAATTCCCATCAAGGAAGATGGAGGATGAGCTTTGAAATCATGCGGCATGATGGCATGAAAGAGATTCACTGGTTTACTATAGATCAGTTGATTAAATCAATGCTTGCTAACCCAAAAGATCGATATTGGAGAATAAGATGATTGAGACTTTAGTTAAGCCTGAGCCGCTGGATAATGATGTTGCGGTGATAAAGATATTGCAATTAATGGGGCAATTAACTCCTAGTGATATCCAATATGTTTTAAAAGTGATATCCCATGTTTACGGAAAGGTACAAGGAAAATGAATACACCAAGTGAGAATTTCGATATGACTCATCAAGAAATAGGAGACGTGATGGGTATGAATCGCACCACTGTTAATTATGTTGAAAAAGCGGCCCTAGAAAAGCTTAGATTACTCCTGGAAAAGCAGGGAATCAAAGCAAGTGACTTATTGGACGTGAAATGACTACATTTACTACAGAGGACAGGATAGCGGCAACTATAAAGCCAGTAGCGTGGATGTTTCAGGGTGCTTTTGACATTAGCACTTATGTTTCTTTTGAGAAACCTAATCCTGACATTTATCCAAATCCCACACCACTCTACACCCATCCAGCAGACATAACAGATGAGGAAATAGAAATGAACAATAAACCAGTAGCAGTTTATATAAACAAAGACGATGGATTGGTTTGTGCCAAATGTTGTAATCCACTCTACACCCATCCAGCAAAGACACTAACCAATGAACCAGTAGCGTGGACAGACGGCAAAGGCAATTACTTTGATAAGAATAGTTTTTTTCCAGTAGATGACCTTACCCCACTTTATAGAAAAGAGTAAAATAAGTTATGACTAAGGAGCCTGAAATGAATTGGGAAGACACTCAAAAATGGGCAGATCAGAAAATCTTTGGGTTGTTGGCAATAGCACAACGCCAGGGAGATAAGTTAATCGTGGGTCAAGATCCACGGGACAAGCTTACGACTAAAGAACAGCAGTTAGATTTAATTCAACAACAAACTATTGCAATGCGTCAAAAAACCGAGCAAAGCAGAGCAAAAACTTCCCGTGCTGGAGGTTATATAGCAAAAAAATCACAAAAATCCGCTCAAGACGAACTTTTTGACATGTTTGCTGAGCGATTAGCAAAGAAGATGAGTGAGTTGGAGAAGAAAAAACCTCAGGAGTAATCAAAATGATAGAGAGCGATTTTAAGGTGGAGATGGACCCAGGGCATCAACCTTTGCAATTGATCGTTCTTACCGACGAAAAAGGTATTAGTTACGAGTATTATGGAGCGCCGTTCAATGATCGAGAACCAAGGATCAAGAGCTTGTATGTTGGCCCAATAATCACGAGAGACGAAGTGCTGGATTATCTAGAATTTGGTCCAGGTGGGGAAGAATTTGCAGACTTAGGGAAAACCCTTATAAATTAATGAAGTGCTGTATAAACATACAGCAGTTGCCTATTTTTTAGGCAATATTTTGTTAAAAACGGGTTTATATAGACTTTTTTTTGATAAGAGTGATTTTTTTTTATTTTTTTGTGAAATTAGACGTAATAGACGTAATGGTGTAATAAGTCAATAGATATAAGGGTTTCAGGGCTTACACTGACATTACAGTAGTTTTACAGGTGTAATGTTACTGGGTGTGCGCACGAGACAAATTTTTGTTTTCTAAAACATACTATACCCGTAAAAAAGTCTATAGGACCCCTGTTTTAACTGAGGAGAAGTTGTGGGAAAAAGAGATGTTTATAACGTACCCCCTATTCGTGGGAATAAATTGATAGCTAGGACTAACGTTGCTGTCAAACCACTGAAGCAATACAAGAGCCTAAATGCCAAGGAGTGGAAGTTTGTCCAGGAGCTTGTTGCTGGGGATGGTCACGTCACAATGAAAGAAGCGGCAATTCGTGCTGGATATAACGAAAAGAGCGCTTCTGCGATGGCCTGGAAATTGAGTAATCCGGAAATCAATCCTCACGTGGTTTCAGCGATTCAAGCTTATCGAGCAGAGCTCAATTCTAAGTATGGCACAAACTACGATCGGCATATGCGTGATTTACAGCTAATCAGGGATAAGGCCTTGGAAGCAGGAGCGTATGGAGCTGCAGTTCAGGCTGAATATCGTCGTGGTCAAGCTTTAGGCACAATTTATGTAGATCGTAAAGAAATACGCCATGGATCGATTGATTCAATGAGCAAAGAAGAGGTAGAGCGCAAACTGGCTGAGATTCGCAAAATTTATGGTGCAAGTATTCCCCAAGAGATTGTTGAAGTAGATTCAAAGACTATCAAAGAGTCTGTAGTCAAAGAAATTGAGCCTCCATTTGATGCTGGAATAGAAGTTACTGAAGATGACAGCGAAACCTGAATCAGCACTCAATAAAAAGATTGCTGATAATCTTCCGGATGCTTGTGTAACTAGGCTGGAGTCTCGCACTGGCCTAGGTATTCCAGATATGCTGATTGCTTTGGGGGATACGTTTGTTATGCTGGAAAACAAGGTATGCCCACTGGGAAGTAAGAAAGTAAAGTTGAGCCCTCATCAGGTCGCATTTCACATAAAGCATTCTATGTTGCTTGCTCCTACATACATTATGGTGCAACACCAGCTAAGAGCAGAGAAATATAAATCCCTGTCTTTGTATGCTGGGCATCAAGCCATAGAGTTGTTGGAGAAAGGTATCTTGGTAGAGCCTTTGTTGCGTTATCCCTATATTTCAATAGATTGGCAAGAAATAAGAAAAAAGATGTTGCAATAGATTAGAAGTTGTATTATACTAATCACTTAGAAATTAGAAAGGAGCAGTATGGAATACAAAGACATAGATAAGATGACTTCGGATGAGTGGCTTGCTTACAGGCGACACAGAATAGATGCTTTTTATGAATCAGGGAATGAGTTAGTCCCAACAGTAGGCTGTAGTCAGTGTGATGTAGACAATGACTACGTTTGTTTTGATTGTGAATGTAACCAATTAGGGGAGAAATGAGAAATGGATAAATTATTACTAAAGACTTACAAAGAAGTTCGTAAAGAGCACAGCACCAATGTACGGCAGTCGTATTTGATTGCTAAAGGTTTAATCAAGACTGAGAGTTTTGGTCTTACCAATTATTACAACTATGAAACAGGGCAGGAGGTTGAACTCGAGGGATTGCCTGAAGGATGCTCAGTTGTTTTGCGAATTGAGACCGAGCAGTGGGGTGAGACCCCTTGGGGATGGTGCGAAGGATGGGGAACAGTGGAACCTATGCAACGTTATGCAGAACACGCAGGCAATGGCAACGTCCAGTTACGTAGTTATGGTCGTGAAAACTATTACTATAATTTTGCAGAAGCATTAGCTAAGGCTCGTAAGGATTTTTCAGGTACTAAGTCTGGTAAATCCTATGCTGATCGTTTGGCACTAGAGTCTGTCAAGCGGGAGATAAAGCATTTTGAAGGTTTTATAAACGGTGATTGGCATTATGTGTTTATCTCTGTAAAGGCTTATCGTGATGGTGAAGAGGTTTATGACGAGGGTTGCGGGATGTATGAATCGACTGACTGGGAGTATGGCGCAGTAGAGCTAATTGAAGGTGCAGAGAGAGCTATCTATGCGAGTGCTTACGCTGGATCTACTGTGGGGGCTCTATGATTTTTGTCGTTCTACTTGGGTTTATGGCTTTTTGGGTTTTATTAGATTTTCTTGACGGGGAATAAAAGTAGTGTATAATACAGTTTTACTTAAGGAGAAAGTATGAAAAACTATATCGTAACAGTAACAGGAACATGGAATATGGATATTGAAGCAGATACCCAAGAAGATGCTGAAAGACTAGCCTATATTGAGTGCCTTAAAAATGATATTGATGTAGAACTTATGAACTTAGAGTTTGAAGCGTTTGATGAGGAGGATGAATAAAATGGCTGAATTAATTGGAACCAAGACAGTAAAAGCAGCATTGTTTTACGAAGGCTCTTGGGGCAGTATGGATGCTGGAGAGCATGAATCCACAATGGAATTGTTTTTTGAGACTGATGACACTGGCTTTATTGAATGGGATTTACCTAGTTTGGGAGATTTCTACCATATTGGGCTTTGGTTTGATATTGATCGCAACGGTAAAAGATCGTTACGTGACTATGATGGGGTAATGAGCATTAGCAGTCATGCTCTTGATTTGTTGAGAGAGCATGGAGTAGAAGTTAGTGCTGATTTTGAATAAGTATTGTATAATACAGTTTTACAAGGAGAAATGAGAAATGAGAAAGTTTAGAGCATATGCAACGATCACCTATGAACTCTATTGTGATTTTGAAGTAGAAGATGACGAAGACGAATGGGCTTTTGCTAAAGACATTGATGGTGGAGATTTTAAAGAAATTGATGGATCAGGTGAATGGAATATGTATGAAGTAGAACTTTTAGGTGAGGAGAAATGAGAATGAAGAAATACGAAATACAACACTACACACTTTGTGATGGGTGGATCAATACATGGTCTGATGGGGAAACTGGAAAACCCACTCTATATGATTCTTTTGAAGATGCACTCAATGAATTAGATTCTTTTTTGGCAGATGAAGAAGAAGCGTTTGCCAACGGAAATATTGCAAGTCCTTACGAAAGAGAAGAATTTAAAATTGTGGAGATTCAAAATGCCTAAAATAACTATTGAGTTTGATTTACCTGAAGGACAAGCTATCCCTGATTCTTCAGATATTGCACGTTTGACTGATCCTGAATGGATTGCCAGCTGGTGGCACATATCCGATATACATATGCAGGCAAATATTGCTGAGGGAATCGATAGTGATGAAGCAGATGAAATTACAGATGAAGAAGCGCAGGAAGTTTTGCGTTTAATGAATAAGTATCATGATTCAGAAGAGGGGATCAATTGGGGTGTGATTGATTCATGGGTTGATCATGTAAAAGAAAAGAGGGTAAAGAAATGAGAAGCTATTATTTTGGCAACATGGAATTTGGAACCGCAACAATCCATAGCACTACATTTGAGTTTTGCTTAATTCATGAGATAACCGAAGTAAGAAAATTTGAGACTGTAGAAGAAGCAGAAGCATTTGCTCAAGCTAATCACACTGGTGATTACATTGTTGCCAATCATGATTCAATAGATATATTGTTTGCTGAATCATGTATTTGGAATGGCTCAATAGAATTAAATCCTTCACTATAGATTAAAAGTAGTGTATAATACTATTTATGGCAATGTCGCCAGTCACAAGGAGAAATGAGAATGGAAGCAATTTTATTACCTAAAGATAGTTTGAAAGCAATGGCTGTATTGGCTTCGAAGCAAGATATACGTTATTACTTAAATGGCGTGCTGGTGGAATCCACTGGGGCTTATACCCGCATGGTCGCAACTGATGGTCACTTGCTGGGCATATATCAAATTAGTGAAACGGCTCATGAGGGGAAAGCATTTTCTATCATCATCCCTAATGAGATCATCGCTAAGCTAGATAAGAAAGATAATTTCTTATCCACTAATGACA